TACAAAATGATGAAAGGTCATTCAAAAGAAACGGCCTACCAAATGGCAAAGGCACACATTTTGAACAGTAATGACAAAGCGTAATTACCGAAAAGAATACGACAAGTTCCAATCCTCATCTTCGTCAAAAAAAGATCGTGCTAATAGAAACAAAGTACGAAGGTTAGCACTACGATTGAAAAAAGTTAAAAAAAATGATAATAAAGATATAGACCACAAGGATGGAAATCCTCGTAATAATAAAAAAAGTAATCTACGAATTGTTAGTCGTAGTACAAATAGGAGAAAAAAGTAATGGCTAGGGAGTACAAAAAAGTTTTTGACGAAATTCGTAGAGATACGGAGGCAGGTAAAATTGAAAAACAATTAGACAAGGTAAGTCCAAAGTTTAGAGAACAATTAAAAAAAGAACTTGAAGAAGAAGCACGAAAAAAGAAACAAAGTGAACTAAAAAGAAAATTAAAACAAATACAAAAAAAAAGAAAATTTAAAATAAAATTTAGAAAAGAAGAAGATTTTCCGGGATTTACTAAGGGAGAAGTAGCGGAGTCTAAACTTAAAGAAAAACAAAAGAAGAAACGAAGAGGTAGTAGTGGTAGAAGTGGTGTGCCATTATCTAATAGAATTTTAAAAGGTGGCTTTGGTAAAAAAATATATTAGTTATGAGTTCAGCTACAAAATCAAATCCTTCTCTATGGAAAAGAATTGTTGCTCGTGTAAAAGCACAAGCATCTCACGGAACGGCCGCAGGTCAATGGTCTGGCAGAAAAGCACAAGCGGCTGTCAAAGCATACAAAAAAGCAGGTGGTGGCTATAAGGGTGGCAAAAAATCTAGCAACTCGTTATCCAAATGGTCTAAACAAAAATGGCGTACAAAATCAGGTAAAAAATCCTCAGATACAGGTGAAAGGTATTTACCCGAAAAAGCTATTAAAAATTTATCATCAAAAGAATATGCGAGAACTTCGGCAAAGAAAAGACAAGACAAAGCTAGTGGAAAACAGTTTAGTAAACAACCTAAGTCAATCGCAAGAAAAGTAAGGAGATTTAGAAAAGTATGACAATATTTACTAAATATTCTATAAGAGAAATAGAAACACTTCGTACTGTTGTTAAATCACAACATATGAAACATTACCCAAAAGACTTTGTGAATAATCACGAAGCTGATAGAATCATAGAATCTCTATCGGAAGAAGCTAGAGAAAAACTATATGAACTAGCAGTTAATTATGGCATCACTAAGTTATAAGCCAGACGGCGATACAATAAAACACTTTTTAAAAGACGATACTTTCTTTAGAGGAATACGAGGGCCTGTTGGCTCTGGTAAATCTGTAGCTTGTTGTATTGAAATAATAAAACGAGCTATATCACAAAAGCCGAATGATGAAGGGATTCGCAAAACTAGATGGGCGGTCATTCGTAATACTAACCCTCAACTTAAAACTACTACAATAAAAACTTGGCTAGATTGGTTTCCTGAAGAAGATTGGGGAAACTTTACTTGGAGTGTACCTTATACACACAAACTAAAAAAAGGGGATATTGATTGTGAGGTAATCTTTCTAGCGTTAGATAGACCTGAAGATGTTAAGAAATTACTATCTTTAGAACTTACAGGAGTATGGATCAATGAGGCACGAGAAATTCCTAAAAGTATTGTTGATGCTTGTTCTATGCGTGTTGGTCGTTTTCCATCTATGCGTGATGGTGGCCCAACTTGGTATGGAGTCGTTTGCGATACCAATCCACCTGATACCGATCATTGGTGGGCAATTATGGCAGGTGAAACTGTTATACCTGATTATATAAGTAAACAAGAAGCTAAGATGTTGATTAAGCCAGATAATTGGAAATTTTTTAATCAACCACCTGCTATGTTAGAAATAAAAAATAAAAACAATGAGATACAAGAATATAAAAAATCTGAAGTATCTGAGAATAGAAAGAATCTTACAGAGAATTATTATAGTAATATTATCCGTGGTAAAACAAAATCGTGGATAGATGTATATGTTCTTAATAAACTTGGTACTGTTGAAGATGGTAAACCCGTATATGAATCATATAGACAAGATGTACATATGGCTAAAGGTGAACTTGCACTTGCAGAACATCTTCCTGTTTATATGGGGATTGACTTTGGTCTTACACCTGCTTGTGTTTTTGCACAAAAGATAAGAACTAGATGGATAGTATTTGAAGAACTTGTAGCAGAAGATATGGGTATTGTTAAATTTTCTGATTTAATGAAACAATCTATGGCACGATATCATCCTAGAACTTTTTATATATTTGGAGATCCTGCAGGAGATCATAGAGTGCAAACAGATGAAAGCACACCATTTCAAATACTAAGAGGTAAAGGTATTACTGCTCGACCTGCTCCAAGTAATGATGTTACATTGCGAATAGAGTCTGTAGCTACTTGTCTTAATAGAATGGTAGATGGTGAATCAGGTATTCTTATTGATAAAAGTTGTATTAATTTACTTAGAGGATTTGCAGGTGGATATCATTATAGACGACTTCAAGTATCTGGTGAACGCTATGATGAGCGACCAAATAAGAATAGATTTTCGCATGTACACGACGCTTTACAATATTTATTACTTGGTGCAGGTGAAGGTAGGTCTTTGACAATCGGTACTAAATATAGTAAACCTATAATAGCTAAAAAAAATTTTAATGTTTTTGATGTAAAACCCAAGAACATTTATGAAAGAAGGAGATAGCTTATGTGTGGTGGTGGCGGTGGCTCAAGACCTGCTCCTCCTCCTCCTCCTCCTCCAATCTCTGCATCCCAAAGGGCACAGAGAGCGGCAGATAGGAGGAAGCAGTTGAGAGAGAAGGCTGAGTTGAAAGAAGAAAGATATCAAGATACACTTGCAGAAGTTTCTGGTAGAAGAGGCAGAAGGTCGCTTATGTCAGGAAGAAGAAGTGGATCGGGGTATTTAGCAGTACAAGGCACAGTTAGTCGTGGCACTCTTGGAGTGTAAATGGTTGTAGATGTCATACCTCAAGCACCTGTTGATTTTTCGGAATCAAAGGTCAAACAACTTCTTGCTAAATATAGACGAGCACAAGCAATAAAAGATCAATGGATTCCTATCTTTGAAGATTGCTATGAATATGCTTTACCTCAAAGGGAATCATTCTATTCAGAAAGTATAGCAAAAAGAAGAAGTGAAAGAATCTTTGATGAAACTGCTGTTGTAGGGGTTCAAGAGTTTGCATCTCGTTTACAATCAGGCATTGTACCAAACTATGCAAGATGGGCAGAGTTTACAAGTGGTACTGAAATTCCAAAAGATGAACAAAAAGAAGTAAACGAAATGTTAGATACTGTTACTGAATATGTATTTGAAATTTTACAAAACTCAAATTTTTCACAAGAAGTTCACGAAACCTTTTTAGATTGCGCAGTAGGTACAGGATGTCTACTTGTTGAAGAGGGAGATGCTGTACACCCAATAAAATTTAAAGCAATCCCTTTACCTCATTTATTATTAGATGCAGGACACGACGAAAAGATAGATCATATATTTAGAGAAAGAAGAATTAAATTTAGACAAATATTAAATGCTTATCCTAATGCAAAATTACCTGCACGGATGATGGAAGAAATGGGCAAGAATCCAGATAAAGAATGTAAACTTATTGAAATAGTTTATCGTAATTATAACAATACAAAAGAAGAAGAATACCAATTCTGTGTTATTTCAGAAACATATGAAGCAGAATTATTTTCACAAACATTTAAAGGAATGGGATCAAATCCATATTTAATATACAGATGGAGTAAATGTGCAGGTGAAGTATATGGAAGAGGGCCACTACAACTTGCTCTACCTGCAATTAAAACTTCTAATCTTGTTATTGAATTGATATTAGAAAATGCACAAATGGCAATATCTGGTATGTATCAAGTAGAAGATGATGGTGTAATTAATGTTGATAATATTCAATTAATTCCCGGAACAATCATACCAAAAGCTGTTGGCAGTAGTGGACTTACACCTGTTCAACCTGCAGGAAACTTTCAGGTATCAGATTTAGTATTACGAGATATGCGACAAAATATAAAGAAGGCACTATATAATGATATGTTAGGTACGCCAAACGAAAAGACACCTATGTCAGCAACGGAAGTAGCAGAACGAATGGCTGACCTTTCTCGTCAAATAGGTGCGGCATTCGGAAGATTACAAGCAGAACTTGTTAATCCTGTATTACAACGAGTAGTTTATATATTAAAGAAACAAGGGCGAATACAAATCCCAACTGTTAATGGTAGAGAAATAAAAATAAGATCCTCTTCGCCACTTGCACAAGCACAACAACAACAAGATGTTGCTACTTTAGATAGATTTATAGGAATGTTACAAGCCAGACTTGGCCCACAATTAACTAATATTCTTGTTAAGCAAAACGAAACTGCTAAGTTTTTAGCTAAAAAACTAGGTGTTCCAGAAGAGTTAATTCGTTCTGATAAAGAAATGGGACAAGCGGCGGGTCAAATAGGAGAAATGGTTCAAGGGTTACAGCAAACAGGTATGCAACCAAGGGATTCCATTAACGCTTTACAAAACATTACAAAGTAGTATAAATAGAGTATGAAAGCAAAACCTAATCGTATAGTAGGATTAGATAATTTTGAACGAAGTCCTGACGAAGAAACCCGTCTTAATTTTATCTTTGAAAGTGTATTTAAAACTGATGCAGGTGCAGAAGTATTAAAATATCTACGAATGATTACAATAGAAGCTGTTGCAGGTTCAGAAATAAGCGATCAGCAACTACGACATATTGAAGGTCAACGCTATATAGTAGGTTTAATACAACGCCGACTAAATAAAGGAAGAAGTCAAAACATAATACAGGAGAAAAAAGATGTCAGATAATACAGAACAAGCAGAAGAAAATACTGCAGAAGTAACAGAATCTACTGAACAAACGGCTGAACAACAGCCACAAGAACCACAAAATTTATCTGAAAGACCAAATGATACTTTGGTTCAACCAACAGCAGATGACTTAATTCTTGGTAAATTTAAATCACAAGAAGATTTAGAACAAGGATATAAAGAATTAGAAAAATATGTTGGTGGTAACAAAGATGAACTTAGAGATCAAATTATAGATGAACTTTCACAAGAAGCTGATTCTGAAGTTCCAGAACATTATGAATTACCTGCATTACCAGAACATATAACAGAAGATGATGTTATGGAAAATCCTATGACAGAATGGTGGCGAGGTCATTGCGCAGAAAATGCATATGATCAAGAAATGTTTGAAGATGGTATTAATGCATATATTGATATGATGGGAGAGTACGCTCCTAATGCAGATGCAGAAATAGAAAAATTAGGAGAAAATGATGCCGCCCAAAAGAACTACGAATTAGCACTTAGTTTACTTGAAAACACTCTTAAAGACGCTTTGGGCATCTATAATATTACGTGTGAAAATTATTGCAATTTGCTAATCCGAATAGGAAAGAAGAGAAGAGCTGCTTCAGTACAGAAAAGGGCACTAAAATTAACTGGTAAAATCAGATAATAGAGAAATCGTTAATGAGTTTCTCCCAATTTTTTTTCTCCTCTTCAAGGTCAAAAAGAGAACTTATATTTTGGCAATGAACGTTCAATTTTGCCAAAAATTCCTCCTCTTCCTCGGCTTTGGTTAGAATATCCGATAGCGCTTTTGCGTCGCCTACCGGATAATACCCCTCATAGTCATCACCCAAAATACCTGTTACTCCAAGATTATTAGTAGAAATAATTGGAACTCCTAACTGTATGGCCTCTCCAACTACCCTTCCAGCACCTTCATGTTGGGAAGTAATTAACAGAACATGACTTTCATTTAGAA